CTATAGATGAATCTTTGAAAGAATGGTATGCAGAGCAGGGTAGAGATGTCCCTGAATGGAAACGTAAGAATCCTCAATGGTGGATTGACTACCTAGATAGTCTTGGTATTGATCCATCCAATCCGTGAATTTAGTATTAAGACCCCTTGAAGATATAAATGACCCCACCTGGAGTATAATCATATCGATTATGATTCTCCTTGCTGGGGTCTTTTGGTGTGTTACCTATATACTAGGTATAGATGAGCGAGAAGCACATGGGAGCCATGACACCTCCGAATCGGAAGAGCTGCTACAACTTCCGAGTAGTGGAGATCAACAGAGTACTGGACGGGGACACGATCGATGTGACGATCGACCTGGGATTCGACCTCTACAAGAAGGAGAGAGTGAGAGTAGCGGGAGTGGACACCCCTGAGAAGAGGACTAGAGATCTCGAAGAAAAGGAGTTAGGCATTCATGCAACAAACTGGCTCAAAGAAAAACTGGAAGGAGCGGTGGCTGGCGATGATGATCTTGTTATCCGCACTGAACTTGTTGGGGGTGTCGGCAAATATGGGCGTCTTCTTGGGTGGCTTTATATTGGGGACGGAGACGTGTCTCTCAACGAAGCAATGATTGAAGAAGGATATGCTTGGGCATATGATGGTGGAACCAAGCAAAAAGACTTTGAAGAATTGAGAGAGATTCGGAGGGCGCACGGAACGCTGGTGTGATGGATATAATTAAATATGATCAGGTGATGGTGATTGATGACCTCTTCACACCAGAAGAGGTTGAGATGATGGATACATACTTCACCTATTTTGACGGGTGGCAACTCATCTTTGATGATAGTCCCGACGACAACTTATCAACCTTCTCTCTAGGGAGAGCAATCGACTACCCCAACTATGGGGAGTTTGATCATTTCTGTAAAAATCATGCATTTCAACGCGCAGGGATTCCCATTCCTGCATTTCATAGAGTCGTTTACAATGCTTTCCGTTTTGGTGATAGTCCTGCTATCCACTGCGACGGAGAGGAGTTAGACGCAATTAGTTTCCTTGTCTACTGTAACAAGGAGTGGAAACCTGAGTGGGGCGGTGAGACTGTCTTTATGAATGGTGACCGAATTACAGATACAGTCATTCCAAAACCAGGAAGGATTGTAGTATTCCCAGGACTTGTCCCACATGGGGGTAAAGCACCGACGAAACATTGTCCTGTCGCTGCTAGGTATAGTGCAGTCTTCCAATACTGTCCTGGTCAGGAAGATGTTGTAGAAGCGCACGCAAAGGTGCAAGAGAAAAACAGGAGACCATTTCCGTATGAGCCAAAATGAGATCTATCTAGGTAATCCTAACCTAAAGAGAGCTAACGTTGCACAGAATTTCACACCTGAGCAGGTGAAGGAATTTGTTAAGTGCTCAGAGGATCCTGTCTACTTTATTAAAAACTACATCCAGATTATCTCGCTGGATCGTGGTTTGATTCCATTTGAGTTGTACGACTTCCAGTCGGACATGGTGAATAAGTTTCACGAGAATAGATTCAACATCGCAAAACTGCCTAGACAGTCTGGAAAGTCAACAGTTGTTACAGCATACTTGCTCTGGTATTGCCTCTTCAACGATAATGTCAACATTGCCATCCTTGCTAACAAGGCAGCGACGGCACGAGAGATGCTACAACGTTTGCAACTATCATATGAAAACCTCCCCAACTGGCTCCAACAAGGAGTCGTCAACTGGAACCGAGGCAGTCTCGAATTGGAAAACGGAAGCAAAATCATGGCTGCTTCTACTTCAGCTTCTGCTGTCAGGGGTATGTCTTTTAATATCATTTTCCTGGATGAATTTGCATTCATCCCAACGCATATTGCTGACGAGTTCTTTAGCTCTGTTTATCCTACTATTTCTTCTGGTAAATCAACTAAGGTGATCATCATCTCCACGCCAAAGGGGATGAATATGTTTTACAAACTCTGGCATGATGCAGAGAAGGGCAAGAATGAATACACTACTACAGAAGTCCACTGGTCACAGGTGCCAGGTAGAGATGCGGACTGGAAAGAGCAGACGATTCGTAATACATCTGAAGAGCAGTTTAATCAGGAATTTGAATGCGAATTCTTGGGATCGGTTAACACTCTTATCACATCATCTAAACTAAAAACTTTGGTATACGATGATCCTTTGAAGTCCAATCAAGGACTAGATGTGTATGAAGAGCCTAAACCTGATCATACTTATGTATGCACAGTTGACGTTGCTCGTGGTATAACTAAAGATTACTCAGCATTTTGTATTATTGATACCACAGAGATACCATATAGGTTGGTAGCGAAGTACAGAAATAATAAAATTAAACCATTACTATTCCCCAACATCATTCATCAGGTGGTGACGAGTTACAATCATGCATATACCTTGATTGAAGTCAATGATATTGGTGGACAGGTAGCAGACATCATGCAGTTTGACCTAGAGTATGATAACCTCCTGATGGCATCCATGCGCGGACGTGCTGGGCAGGTTGTGGGTCAGGGATTCTCTGGATCTAAAGTGCAACTAGGTGTCAAGATGTCCACTACAGTCAAGAAGACTGGGTGTGCAAACATGAAACAGTTGATTGAGGATGACAAACTCATCTTCAATGACTATGATATTATTGCAGAGTTGACTACATTCATTCAGAAGGGTCAAGCATGGGAAGCAGAAGAGGGATGTAATGATGACCTCTCTATGTGTTTGGTAATCTTCTCATGGTTGGCAACCACTGACTACTTCAGAGAGCTGCATGACAATGATGTCAGGACGCGGATGTATCTGGAGCAGAAGGAAGCAATCGAAGCAGACATGGCACCCTTTGGATTTATGGATGATGGTCTCGGTGAAGAGACATTCACCGATCCAGAAGGTCAGACCTGGCACAATGCAGAGAGAGAAGCAGGTATTGGTGAGTATGGTGACATGTCATTTATGTGGGACTATCGGTAATGGACTTTGAAGACGATCTAGATCTAGAAGAGTTTCTATTTGTAGATAGGCAGTGCCGTAAGTGTCTTCGCACTCTCACCTTGGTTGAGCATTTCTATAAGACAAGACCTGATAGAGGTAAGAATATGTCAGCCTATTCTTATATCTGTAAGCAATGCACAGTGAAACGTAATGCTGCTTATAGAAAGAAGAAGCGGCAATGGATTACAGACTATCCTGACTGGTGATTACGTCGTGTTTACCCTCTGAAAATACTCCTTATTCTAAATAGTTTCAGCATCCGACTAGGAATCTAATCAGGAGAATCAAATGGCATCAACACAACTTTCACCAGGGGTTGTTGTACTTGAAAGAGATCTAACCGCCGTAGCAAATGCAACAGTTGATAACGTTGCTGCTATTGTCGGTAGTTTTGAAAAAGGTCCTGTTGAGGCTCTCACCACAGTTACGAGCGAGCGCGAGCTTCTCTCGATCTTCGGTAGACCCAACGAGTATAACTACGAGTACTGGTTTAGCGCAGCACAATTTTTGCTGTATGGCGGCACCTTGAAGGTGGTCCGTGCGATGAATGCATCGCTTAAAAACGCTATCGATACAGCGCAATTCGTTGTTACTACTTTTAGTAGCACCGACACCACTCTGACTGTTGCTTCAGCAACTGATCTGGACGTTAACGTTCTGCTCCTCGTGGACG